CAAAAGAAGTTAAGAACAATAAAAATAAAAAGATCGTTATTTTATTTAAAATTTTTGTAATTGTATGTTGTAGATATTTTTCTTTTACCATATTTTTTTTCCATTATTTGTTGATGAAGGTCCCAATTCAAAATTGATTCACTAACTGGTTGTTCATCATCTTTTGCCATTGCGTAAAGTTTTGATATTTTTTTAAGTAGTTTGTTAGCGGTATAGTTAAAATTTTCTAATTCAGTTTCAAAAAACTTTGTTGGGTTTTTTTCGTATTTTGTAACCTGATTCATAAACTTTTTTCTTATCTCGTTTGTTTTTTCTAACGCCTTAGCCATATGTTTTACATTTGGTGGTAAAAAACCTAATTGAGCCCCGAATGTTATAAAATCATCCATGTGATGTTCAGTCATATTCATGAACATTTCCATTTTGTTATTAACCAAATCAATATAAGCAACTTCCAAAACTCTTTTGATTTTTTCATCAACCGACATGTTTGAGGGGTCCTCTCCAATGTGATTGAGGAGTGCGTCCAATCTATTTTCTTCTTCTTTTAACTGATTTATAAAATCTTCGAATGTAAAATTTTTAATTTCAACTAACTCTTTATAAACTCTATTGTTTTTCAAAAAATCAAGAAACTGTGATTTAGTAATATTTTTTCTTCTCATAGAATATGCAACCTCCGTTGGTCTTACTAGATTCTCAATACCTGAAACATAGTAAAGGTATCTAAAAAAAACTCTGTCTAACGCTGGTATTCCAAATGTTCCTCGTCTTTGGGTGGCTTGATATTCTGCGTCAGGAGCAATCAACCCAAATCGTTTTGCTTGTTTATCGTACTTATGTTTAATTTCGTGGGCCAATGAAGAGACATGTTCATCTCTTTCTTCCTCCATTTTTTCAACAAGTTGTTCAGGTTTCCAATTCTCACCAACGGCAAATGTTATTGTTAATTCTATTTTTGTTGAGGGTTCATTTTCTTTCATGAAGTTATTTCTGTTAAATCCAAATCCTCCAGCCATACCCATCGAGACTATGTCTAAAACTCCTTCATGTCCTTCTATTTCTTCTATATTTACTTTGAGTTCATATGAATCAATCTTTATTTTTTTCTTGTCTCCGAGGACAAAATTAATTTCACCTTCAAATTCATACTCCTCTTCGATTGAATCGATTAACTTTATATCTTTTTCTACAACATCATATAGCATATCTGCAGCATCTAAAATGTTTTCAGGAACCCCTAAAGCCTCAGTGATAAGTTTTAATTGTTTGTTTGTGATAACAATATTTTTCATAATAATAAATATGTTGGAGTCGTGGTTTTACCCAACAACCCCAACTAAGTCATCTAAATGGTGATCGTTTGTAATGTCTGAACCAACATCTCTTTTATCCATCATGTGAACTATTTCAGTAATACTGTAAGGATACATATTGTTCCCATCCATACCGACATCGAGTTTTTTTCCATTACCCCATTTGTTTTTTGCAGATAAGTGAACATGCCCATGTAAGTGAATAACACCTTTGTTTAACCCGTGCCAACTAGCCAAAGGATAGTGACATAACACAAAATTTGCTCCGTCAATTTGAACTTCTAAATAATGGTTCACACTCAAAAATTTACTTTGAATATCTGATCGATCGTTTTTGATATGTTGATCATGGTTTCCTAAAACCAAGTGAATGTTTTTACAAACAAGACGATCTAAAAACTGCCCAATCTTGTCGAATCCACCAAATGCAACATCACCTAAGTGAATCAAAGTATCATCTTGTCCAACTTTGGAGTTTATGTTATCAACAATTGCATCATTCATCTGATCCATTGAAAGGTAATCTCTGGTGGAATCAACAGGAATTTTTCCATCTTGGGTTCTCCAATTTGTAATTCCTCGACAAATATTGGTATGATGATAGTGGGTGTCGGATGTGATCCACACTCTACCTGTTGTCAATAATTTATCAAATTTAATCATAACTTTATTTCAAAACGGTTTTTCATTTGTTCTATTTTATCTTCAGGAACCCCATGTTGATTAACCCCACCATGTCTGTTTTCAACCACGATTGTGAAAACTTTGTAACTATGTTTTTTTGCCAACTCGAGGTATGGTTCCATTTCCCACTCTTGTGTAAAAGTATTAGATACTGCGATTTTTTGGATGTTTGATTCCATCGCAAACCCAACAAACTGTTGACATTCTTTATGAGCCTCTTTTATCTCTGACGGAATGAAATTGTAATTACCTTCATTATCATAAAAATAATGATCCGCTTCAAAAACATTTGCCGTTAATTGTTTCGCCAAAGTCGTTTTACCCGAACCTGGTACCCCCCTTACAATGTATAATACTTTTTCCATATTACAAATGTAAGAAAAAAATTGCATAAAAAAAGGGAGTTAGATCTCCCTTAAATTTTATTAATTAAAAGTCACTTATATCGGGTGGTGAATAAATTGAGCTTCCTGATCTAACTCTTTCTTGTGGTTTTGGTGCTGGTTTAGGTGCTGGTTTAGGTGCTGGTTTAGGTGCTGGTTTAGGTGCTGGTTTAGGTGCTGGTTTAGGTGCTGGTTTAGGTGCTGGTTCGGTTTCACCTTCATGATCATTAAAACGAATGGTTTGTAAAAGACCAATTCTGCTATCATCTCCTTTTTCTTGTACAATAACATTATTTAAATTTGGTTGACCCGCATACTTGTTATTGAAATCTAAAAATTTCCAATACTCCCATGTACCATCACGAAGTTTCCTCATTATTGGAAATCCATTATTTTTAAGTACATCTTTGAAAATAACCCATGGTCCCCAATATAAAAAAGCACCACTAGGATCCAATTTTGCACTTATTCCGTTTTCAATTAATTTGTTTTGTAATACTCTCATGTATTTGTCAGCAATTTCTTTTTTTGATGTACATAATTTGTCAAAAGCAAGTTTAGTGTCACCAAGCGGTGTAAATGTTTGATCCATGGAAGTAAGCAAAATTTCTTTTCTTACACATCCGTAAGCCATGTTTTGCCCTTTCAATTTAGTTCCATCGTATATTACGGTTTGATTTGTTGATCTTAGGACATTATCACTACCTTTTTTAAATACGGTGCCTTTGATTACTTGTAGAAATGTACCACCACGACCTTGACCAATATATTCTTCATCTTCGTTGAATTTAACTGTTTGGGTATCAATGTCCACGGTTATATCACCTATGTTTTCCGATTCTAATAAAACATATTTTAGTTTGTTATACTGACTTTCTGTAAGAATTAATTTACTCATAACTTTTCTATTGTATTAATTTAGCAAATTCTTCGGGGGTTAACTTCAAATCTTTTTCTTTTGGTACATTATTATTCGAACCTTTTTCATCTTTTACTTTTTGATCGTCCGTTGTATTTTCACCTTTATTTTTGTCGTCACCATCATCTTTTCCATCGTCTCTAGAAGATCCTCTTCTAATTAAATCTTCACATGTTTCCCAAGCGGCAATTGATCCTGAACCCCAAATACCATCTTCTTTGAGTGTGTAATCACCAGGGTTTCCTGTTCTTGCTTTTGGATAACCTCTAAGAAGTGCATCTAGAATATTCGAAGGGCATTTACAATTTATCAAAGCTTGTGCTCTAATAGATTCTGTATTACAATTTTTTTGTGAACTTCTACATTCTAATGTTTTGTGACGATTTTCACATCCAATTTTATCGTCATCACCATCCGATTCCCCACCTCTAATTATTTCATCTTCATCATCTATTACAGGCATAATTTTTCTATAATTGTCTTTGGCGTCTTCTTCGTATTTCTTTTGTGTAACACATTTTTTTGTACAGTCTTCAATAGATGAAAATCCTTTAGACCCCTGTCCTTTCTCACATTTTGACTTTCCGTCATAGTAGTAAGAAATGTCTTGAGTGGTTACTTTTCCATCTACTTGGGGTTTTCTTATAGTACATTTATCAACTTTGTTATAATCATAAGAACTTTGAGTCTTGGGGTCAGTTTTACAAATTGAATTTGATAAGGCCTCACTAAGAGCTTCGTTGTAAAAATTTTCATTTTTAAAATTTTTGATATAAAATTTACCTTGAGTACAAATATATGAAACACTTGTTTCGGATTTACTCCAATCACTTTTTCCTGATTGTGCAGTATATAAAGTAGCATTTTTTGCCCTTAATTTTCCTTTTTCATCTGTTATTGAAAATACAGTGCCTTTAGGAAGTCCGTATTTAAAACCTTGTCCAGAAATAACTGTATTCATTTCTAACTCATTAAATTGTTTGGTCGTGTAAGTAGTTTGACCATTAGCTTCTGAAATAATACTTTTGTTTTCTTTTAATATTGCTGTTTTGTGAAGCTTCAATATTCTTTGTACTTCACCTTCATTCAATTGAAATTTAGATCCCATGTTTTTTTTTCTTATAAATATATCAGAAAACAAAAAAAGGTGAATTTCTTCACCTTTAATTTGGGTCGACACTGAATATGCCAACTTCTCCACCACCTTGTTTTATAGTTACAAGGAAACTATTCTTTATGCATCCAAACTTTTACGACATTCTCATTTGTAAAATAATTTTTGAATTGACAATTTTCTATAATACCTTGTGTTAAATTGTAATCATATATCACTCCACTCAAATGACCCCAAACTGTACCATTTAAAGTTAAAGTATAACCAAAGTTATTTGAATATAAGTTGTAAGTCGATGAAACTCCGTTAAAACTATAAGTATTAAGAGTTAAAAAAACAAGTGTGTCTGATCTTAATTCTTGATTGAAGTCTGTGTTCAAAACTTTTGTAATAACCCAAATTGTATTTTTCAAACTAAATGTAGTATCAATACTAGTTGTGTCTGTAATTATAGGTTGAGGGTCTGAAGGTTGTTGAGGTTTTATATCTTCCTTATAACATGAGGATAAAAATGAAAGTCCGACTAATAAATAAAATAAACTCTTCATACTATACAAGGGTTTCGATTTTGTTTCGTACTTGTTCCTCTAAAGAAACAGTGCTCATGTTTGTTAACACTATAGACTCTTTTAATATCTTATGAGGTATGTGTACTAGAAAAGTATTACCATCATAGAAGGATAAATCTTCATTGAGGTTCAATGCGCCGTCTACCATCTTTAAAAAAATTTTGAACTGAATCGGATCAACAAAAGATTCTTTGAGAATCGTTCCGAACTTCTCATTCATTATTGTAATCGTGTGGTTTATGGTCGTCTTAATCATATTGTTTATTTATACAAATATAATAATAAAATCAATAACTAAAAACTATTTCAAAACTTTTTTTATTATTTCGATTAGTTCTTCATTTCCTTCTTGATTTGGTAAATTTTTATAATCAAAATACTTACACTCAGTGTGTTCAAACCCGTCTCGAGCGTTAGTTAAATCGGGAATTAATTTTGATTCGGAGTTTTTGAAAAAAACGAACATGTGCCCTTTTTTGGTACCATCTGTTTTGAATTTATTTACAAATCCTATTAAATCTATTTGTGTATCTATTTCTATATTTGTTTCTTCATAAAATTCTCTAATCGCGGCAACTCCGGGAGATTCTCCGTCTTCAATGTGACCTGAGGGTATTGACCAGATATTAGGCATCGATTTTTGAGGTGATCTTTTACACATTAGAACCTCTTCACCATGTTTCAACACAATTCCTGCCCATTTTTTAATTTTTTTCATAGATATTTATAAATATGAAAGTAAAAATAAATAATAACCTATTTGATGTCAAAACTGTAATGACTAATAAAGATACCCAAAAAGGAATGATGGGTAAAAAATTTGATGGTTTTGATGGTATGTTATTTTTTATGAAAAATGAACCTCACTCTTTTTGGATGAAAAACTGTTTGGTCCATCTAGACATAGTTTATATCAACAACAATAGGATCACAAAAATTCATCACAACTGTAAACCTTGTATTACTAAAGAATGTAAACATTATGAAGGAAACGGAGATATGGTTTTAGAACTTCCTGGCGGGACTTGTAAAACTTATGATATTAAGGAAGGTGACGAAATTCAATTTAATTAACCTCCTCCACTTTTACTTTATGTTTTTCGTCTACAAATGTTTGAACTCTACCTCTTGCTACATCGCAATAGTTTGGGCTCAACTCAATTCCTATCCATCTTCTATTTAAAGTTTCTGCAGCAACTAAACTTGTTCCTGACCCTGCAAATGGATCCAAAATTACATCGTTCTTGTATGATAAGATTTTAATCGCTTTGGTCGGGATGTCCATTGAGAAGGTCGCCTTAGTGAGAGATTTAGTGTCAGCGAAATAATTCCACTGACCAAACACAAGTTCCATAAATTCCTTTTTATCATTCTCACTATAAACCATCTTATTTCGTTTACTACCATCCTCGTTTTCAATTTCCGTTAATTCGCCAGTCCACTCAGGTTGTCCTTTCACTTTTTTAATATGTTTGTTTTTGTAAGCTAAGATCACACATTCCTTCGGATTATAGATGTATGGTGATGATGGGCTCATCCATGATCCCCAAGCTGTAGTCTTACTTCTATGTGGTGATTGTTCTTCTAAATCAACAATACCAAAGAAACCATAACCAATTTCTTTCATAATTTGCCACATCTCTGAAACAAAAAAGATACGACCACCTTTCTTTTGACGATTGATCTCATAAGGAATGTTCAGGGCAATTCTTCCATCATCTTTCAACAATCTGTAAGCTTCACTCAACCATGACTTGGCGAATTCTGTGTAGTCTTCGAATTCCATATCATCCTCATGAACATCGTAGTCGATTCCTACACCATAAGGTGGTGATGTCACAATAAGATCCACCGACCCTTCAGGTAAAGTCTTCATTACTTGTACACAGTCCCCATTTATTATTTTTCCTGTCTCTATCATTTTAAAATATCCATTTTATTAATTTATATACTAAACCCCAAGTTGTTGCTAGTGTGAAGATCATCACACAAACAAATAATATTCGATAACTCAATTCAACACTTATTTTTGATTTACCTTGATGATCGTTTGGGTTCCATTTCTTTTTCATAACATTTGAGTTAGCATTTGAGCAACTTTATATCCCGTGAATGCCCCTATAGCGGCGGACCCTGGTAATACTATAAATTTACCTAACATTGTTTCGTATTTCTTCCTATTCACAATATAAGAAATAAGAATGTAATAAACAATATAGTTAATCAAGACTAAAAAGTCTAGTTCTTTAGAAACAAACACAACGATAGAGTTACCTAAAAACCCCCAAGAAAAATTAATAACCGTTTCTCGTATTAATTCGTTGGGTGTGGTGATCGCATCTAAAACATTTATCTCTTTATCGAAACCTGTCTTTTTCGAGTCTTTCGATGTGATGTTGGAGGTACCATAATGCTTTTCTGAGGTCCTCGAGTTCTTTATCTTTTCCTTTTTTTCCTGCACGACTTATATATTTTACTGTATTTCCTAAACTAAATCCCAAATCCCAAGCATCAATCACTTTGATGGCTTCATATTCATTATTTTTTCCCCCGTAATGTTGAGGATGATTTACTTGTTCCATTATTCTTCGTCTCTATATTCTTTTAACAACTCATCTGTTGTCATTGTCCCATACTTTCCATTCAAACTTTCAACATTAACTTCTCGGTTCATCATGTCTTTTAATTCGTAAATCTGTTTTGTGGTGTCTAACGACTTAACAATCTCACGAATAATTTTGTATGGATCAGCATTTGACCCTGGTCTACGGTCTTCAATATATCCTTTCCATTTTTTTGCCGTGTCCTGAGGAACTCTAATTGACGCTCCACGATCAGAAACACCCCAACTAAACTTATCAATTGATTGAGTTTCATATTCACCA